GAGATGAAGGTAGATAGAAAATATAAAAATATATCATATGTAAATCCGAAGATTATTAAAAATGATTTCGATTTTCTTTTAAGTGCCGTATATTATACCCAAGATATATTACCACTAACATCTGATAAAACATCTTTAAATATGAGCGAACGGTATTTTTTAATAGTAAATGATCTAAAAACACCCCAAAAATGTTTGTGCGGTAATAATAGAAAATTTTTGAATTTTTATTCCGGATATCAGAAAGAGTGTGGAAATGTATGTAGGCGCGGGAAGAGGTTAATAGAAATTAAAGACAATGTTTTAGACACCCAAAATATGACAATATTATCAGATTTTAATACTCTAAAAAATAATACGTTTCAAATCCAATGTAATGAGTGCAATAAGATCCATGAAAGATCGTTAACCAATGCGCGTTGGATGGATATATATTGTCCAACATGTTATGGTGATGCTAATTCTTCAAAGGAAGAAAAAGATGTTTTGGCGTATATCCAAACCTTATATTCTGGTGAAATATTAGAAAATTCCAAAATCGATAATTTAGAAATAGATATTTTGTTACCCGATATAGGTGTGGGGTTTGAATATGATGGTCTTCTTTGGCATTCTTTTGGATCAAACTTTCCTAACAATCAAGACAAAGAAAAAAATAATAAAAATAGAGGATTAATAAAAACCAAAAAATGTGAAGAATCTAATATTAAACTTTTTCATATCAATTCAGATGAGTGGTATTCTCCAAATAATAAAGATATCTGGAAATCTATGATTCGTAATGCACTGGGAAAATCTAATAGAATATATGCACGAAAATGCTCTATTGTTAACGATCTACCATTCGAAGAAGTCCGAAAATTTCTAGAAAATAATCATTTACAGGGGCACGACAAAAGTCCTATAAGATCTGGATTATATTTTGATGGGGAATTGGTCTCTATTATGACATTTTCAAAACCCAGATTTAATAAATCATATGAATATGAACTTGTTCGTTTTTGTAATAAAAAAAATTGTGGAGTTATTGGTGGTGCTTCTAAACTATTTTCGAACTTTCTAAAAATTTACAATCCTCTATCTGTTATCAGTTATGCCGACAGACGGTATAGCGGTGGTAATTTATACAAATCGTTGGGGTTTTCGTTTAAAGAAAATACAAGAATTGGATATTTTTATATTAAAAATATCGGAACCAAAACATATAAAAAAGTATCTAGAGTTTCGGCCCAGAAACATAAACTCCCAAAGTTCCTAGAAAAATTTGATGAAAATTTGACCGAAGTTGAAAATATGTTTATGAATGAGTATAGAAGAGTTTGGAATTGTGGCAATTCTACATTCATTTATCGTAGACTGTAAGCCTTTTTATATAAGTATTTTAAATTATGAGTGGATTATTAGACCAAACCGGAATTGAAAACTTCTATGATGTAGCATCGGTAAACGATTTTGCAAGAAAAAACTTATTTAGAGTAGTTGCCCTTGGTGGGCAGAGGTTTAATCTTAATGAACTTATCTATATGGAGACAGCAATTCTTCCTGAAAGAGAGATCACCAACATCCAAATCCCATTTATGGGATTAGATTTCAATGCGCCGGGAACCGCGAAGTATCCCGGTTCTAGTGATTGGAACGTTCTTTTTCGTATGCCTCAAAACCTTTCTATCCGTAGAAAGTTAGAAGACTGGTCGAACTACATATTCAACGACCAGACATCAACGGGTGCATATGATATCCCTAATAAGGACGTTTCTAACCAAACTATCATTACTCTGATAGATAAGCAAGGAAATCCAATTAGAACATATACACTCTTCGGGTGTTATTGTCGTAAAGTCGGAACCTTTGATTTAGATATGAAAGATACTGGAACCCTTGTAACAACAACCGCTTCTATCGCATATCAATATTTCCGTTTATCTCGTTAATTTGATCTTATTTCCATAATTAGTTTTATGGCAACCGGAGCACAAAGTCCTTACGAATATTATCTAGAGCTTCTAGGTAATTGGTCAACTAATATAGCACTACCTACTTTATGGTACTGCCATTTTCATCTAGATTCGGTCAATTGTCTAAAAGGCACTCTAAATAACCAATTAGGTAATTATGAATCTGCTCTAGGAAATAATGGTTGGGGTATCAACAAGGAGAGTGTTAAACACCTGATCGATGGACGGTTACAGTATGCAACCGACAGTTTAATTGGTTGTGTATTTGCCAAACAGGTAAATTTACCGGGAGAACTCATAAAGACTAGTCATGAGGGTTTAGATTATGGTGGATTCATGGCACCAGCAACTACCAATGGTAGACGCGATGTTGAAAATTTACAAATAACTTTACTGGAGACTAATCTATCGTTTCTTGATTTAGTCATACGACCTTGGAGTATTCTAGTCGGTTATAATGGGTTTGTTGCGCGATCTAAAAAATCCATTAAAAATGTAAAATGTTCTCAATGTGATATCGTGATGTTATCAAAGGCTGGGCCTGATAATCCTTTAAGTATTAGAAAGATTTTTAGATTTTATAATATTGCACCAATGGATATTTCTGGGGAATCATATAGTCATATGACAGATGCTCTCAAAACAACTCAGGTTAATTTTGCATACGATGGTTACACGGTTCTAGGATAAGTAGACTTTTACCATTTTACTTGTAAGTTTTTTTATGCGTTACCATTACACTGTTGAATTACCATTCACCAAAACGGTGTTAACATATAGAGAGATTACCACAGAAGAACAATTGGATTTAGGTAAAGCGCAATATTCTTTTTCGGATAATTCTTTAGGATATTTTAAATTTGTTTACAACATAGTAGAAAATTGCGTATCTAATAAAGATGATCTATCTAAGATTGATATAATAGAATTTATACTATTCTCTATAAAGCTAAGAATCGTAAGTGTTGGGTCATCTATCGAATTATATAGTAAGATCGATGGACAAAATACAAAAATAACCTTAGATTTAAACACATTGTTGAAAAATATATACACTCTGATGGAGAAATATACCTACGATTTTTCACATAACGCGATTCGGGTTAAGATAGGATTCCCATATATTGCAGATCTTCCAGAATTTTTAAGTTTGGAAAACGATTCTAATTCTATATCAGAAACTTTCCCACTTTTTATCAAAGATCTTACCCCATTTAAATTTAAATTGAAATGGTCAGATTTATCAACAAAATCTAAAAGAATTGTGTTTGGTAATTTACCTGTGTCATTATCCAACGAGATTCAAACCAATATTTTAAAAACTTTGAAAGGTGCTTCCGAAGAAGATATATTCGCATTAGAAATTTTCAAAGATTTCCGAATCAACATGTATAACAACACTATTCATGAACTTATAAAATTGGTTTGTTCGTATGATATCAAGAGTATCCATAGTGAAATTTATGTATTATCGGCATTAGGTCCAAATTATATAAAAAGTTTGTCACCCAACGAACGAAAAATTTATCTTTCTCTATATATTCAGGATAAGAATACAAAAGGAAACTCGTCAAATCCATCAGAAGGGGCCACAAACGAACAGACAAGCCCCGTAGACGCTTTGGCTCTTGAATTTGGGCAAAGCCCTATAAATAGTTAAAATATGAGCACCGAAGACATTGTAGAAGAAATTGTAGATAAAAATGAATTTGATTTTAATAGTGCATTAAGTGCATTATCTGATCTGGTAGACACTTACAGTAGTGATGTATATATCCCATCAACCAAAAGTGATTTGAAACTAAGGGAGATCAATGCAAACCAACAGAAAGAACTTATTGGGTCATCGGTTGACAATTCTTTATACAACACGGTATTCATTATATCTTTTTATAAAATCCTAGTCGAATTGTTAGGTGATGAAATCCTCAAAACTTTGACGGTTTTTGATAAAGCATCACTTGTTCTTGGGGTGAGAAAACAAATTTCGGATGTGTTGATGGTTCGCTTCGATGAAAAATCCGAAGAATCTTCCAAAATTTCTCTCGATGTAATTCTAAAACAAATCAAAAAAAATTATCAACATCCCAAACCCACAAAGTTGGGAGATAAGAAATTGTCGGTTACTGTTTCTACACCTTCTATATATACAGAGTTCTTATATGAAGATCTGATGCACAAAAAAGAAAAGACTGTCAATGATATTAAGACATCACAAGATGTTAAAGACATAATTTCGAAAGAATTTCTAGGAGAGATTTCTAAATATGTTAAATTGGTTAGTATGGGTAAAGATCATATCGATTTTGACACTCTAACATTTCCGCAAAAGATTCGATTGGTTGAGAAATTGCCTAGTAGCATCGTTCAGGAGATATTATCAAAGATATCTGATTGGAAAAAAGATCTAGAAAGTTATTTAATAGTTTCCGACGATTCTGGTAAGCAAGTTACCATCAAGATAGACCCTATTTTATTTGTTAATTAACTCTTTAGGCCATAATTATTTAATATGGCCGAGTTAGACATTGATGCAGTAATTTCGAGATTAACATTTGATCCTATTAATGGGGATGATCTGTTAAAAATCATATTCCAAAATGTAGACTCATCGGCAATATCCTCAAGTTTAAAGGATACTGTTATAAATCCCCTTATCAATAAGATAAGATTTTTATACGAAAAAGCCGGGACCAATGTTCAAGATCTAACGAATAACAAGGACAAGCTCGCAAAGATATCTGAGCCTGCTGGTTTATTTGAGTTTTCGAAGAAGGCTACCTATGCCAAAGATTTAGGAGAAAAGGTTATTTCTCCTATAGTGAGCAAACTAAAAAGTTTGTATAGTAAGGTCGAAAAAGAAATTGATGATAATCAAGATGAAAAGATCGGTGCAATGGCTGATCCGACTGGTATCATCGAACTTAGAAAAGATTCTAAAGATAGGATAAAGGATGTTATCGATAAGATGACATCGCGTATATCTGGTGATACATCACCAGATATTAAATCCTATTCCAACCAATCAAATGATTCGGATAATATAAAAATATCGGATGATGGTGTTTCATCGGTCCGATTTAGTGATGGTGGTCTAAAAGAACTTTTATCATCGGTATTAACAGTAAAAATTCAAAAATCTGGTAGCGAACAAGATACATTCGATGATCCGTCTGATAAAGGTAATAATATATCGGACGCTCTCGCGCAAGCATTTGAGAAAATTGGACTTTCTAAAAACTTAGAAAAATTAGAAAGAAGTAATAATTCTATAATAGATGTTCTTAAAGAGTTAAATTTGGACCCCAACAAGACTATGGGGATTCTGGGTATGATAGCCGCTGGTGCCGCTCTAGTAGGTGTGGTGGGGATGTTTTGGGGTAGTCATATCAAGCCATGGATCGAAGAAAAATTCGGTATTAAATTTGATTTTCTGGATAAATTTAGTGGTATATTCGAATCTATAGAAAAATGGTTTTATGTTGGTGGTGCTGCCGCTGGTGGTGCTGCATTAAGAATAGGTGGAGAAATTTTTGAAACTGCCGGAAAACTTGGTGAGAAAATGATAGGGAAAGTATTTTCGGCTCTTCTAGGCGAAGGTGCTGAAAAGGGGTTAGGCGCAGGAACTATGAAGCTATTATCAGGAGCAACCGTTAAAAAGATTCTAGGTAAAACTTTAGGCAATGTTGGTAAGGCCGCTTTGAGGGGAATTCCTATTATCGGATCTTTGATTAGTTTGGGATTTGCTATTGACAACTTTCAAAAAGGCAACACAACCCAAGGGTTATTGGATTTATTAAACGGAGTAGTTGGTTTAATCCCCGGTGTTGGTATTCCATTGAGTTTAGGTGTGTCTGCATTGCAAATAATGCTAGAAGTACAAACTTTAGATTTGGAAGGATCTGAAAAAAGTTCTGCACAGGCTAGTATGGTTTGGAGCGGCATTAAAGGTATTTGGGGTACTCTAAAGAAAACTCCGTTCATACAGACCTTTGTGAATTTAAGCGAAGGATTATATAAATTAACTACTGGTGATTTTCGTGGTGGGTTTGAACAATTGAACGGTGTTCCGGTTATCGGAACTATCATTACACCCTTTATGGCGTTCTTTGATAATATAGAACACACAAGCGAAGGTGGATTGAGTTTCAACTTTAAAGGTTTTATGAAGGATTTCAAACGCAGAACACTTCGTGGGTTATTATCATGGTTCCCGTCAGTATTTGGATTTAGATCTAAATTAGCCGATATGATGGGAATGGGTGATGAATTTCGACAAGATGAATATGACTCGTTAGAATCATCCGATGTAACTAATGCTGAAAATAATGTAAAGAAAATGATAGGCTCTTCGCCACACTCTCAAGATCGAGAAAGTAGTATATCAAAAAACATAGAAGAACTGAATAAAAAATTAGAAAATTCTAAAAAACAACTTGAAAATGAAAAGCTTAAAAATTCCGAAATAAGTAGTCTAAAGGCTGTGTGGGATGGTGAATATTTCGCAAACAAAGAGGGTAGTATGGAACAGGATGTTTCATACTATGCATCGCAACTTAATAAAGAAAGGGGATTATTGGAATTAGAAAAAAGTAAAAAGCGTGTAAAAGCCGATGACTTATTCTTACCATCGAAGAGTGTTTATAATCCG